ATTTGCCAGATATTCAAGATAAGCCTCCGGTTTATTTTTAGCTAACCATTTTTGATAGTACCGAGGTACAGAGACGATTGAACCATCAGGCAGATTTATTTGGTCCCAGTCAACTATTTGTTTCCAGTATTTTTCAATCCATTTTTTACCGATGGCTTGATGTGAGCTTTTTTTCGAGATCGGGTGATAGTCATGTTCTTCGTCGGACCCGTGAACGAGTTTTTTAGCAGCGTATCGAGCGCAGTATCCTGCGCTTTTGAAAGTGACATCGCCAAGTTCAGCGTGGCCTTTTCCCCATAGATCTGTAAGTAGTGTAGAAGTATATACCTGATCTCCATGTCCATTTTCGTAATGAGGCTTTGCATCTGTTGGGCGCCAGTTGAAGATAAGTGCATGCCAATGAGGTCTTTTTGTTTTTTCACCGTATTCTCCGGTAACGAAGACACCGATTTTTGAATTTTCAGGGTCTAGTGTTGATTCTGAGATTCTGTAACGTAATCGTTTCATAAAATCTTGGAAGTGTTTGTAAATGAGTTTTGGAGACTCGAGATGTTCGTCGTCGTAGGTCAGAGTTATGAAGCAGTTGTTTTCATACATTTGTGATTCGTGCATACAGCGCACGGCCCATTCCCGGGCATAGTCCAGTCGACATTCAATGCATTTACGGCAAGGAAGTTGAAAGGTTGGGTATTCTTTGCTATAATCTTTTTGACTCCAGGCAAGAGTTTTCCCGTCAGCTTTGAAGCCGACAGTGCGAGGGTGTGTACATTTCATGTGCGCACCTTTTTTTTTACAGTCTGATTCCGCCGCGAAATTTGCGGGGATTTAAAGAATTAACTTTGTGCACGCCAGTATTTTTTTTGAACACCCTGCGGCTATGGCCTCGACCCATTGGTTTTCTACGCATTCGCTACCTCCCTTTTTAGATGGTTTATCGTCAGTGGGCAGAATATACAACAAGTAAGTGATTCTGCCCACCCTCCTTCGGAATATTTTAAATAGCGTTTAACGTTTTCTTAACATTTATTGCTTTTACCACATGTTGTGGTGTGTCTAGGACTTCACCTTTACCAGTTTGGTCGTCCCAGGTCCCGAGGTAGTACAAATCATAATCCTCGGGGAATTTTGAAACAGTACTTTTGTCATCGCCTACCAATTGAGTAAAAGCTCTTTCGGCTTCGCCATGAGATCTTTGATAGAATGGCGTGTTGTAGACTTCCGCTTTCGAGTCCCTGATTGAATACATTTTCAGAATCATGTTCTTCTCCTTTGCGCTCTCGCGCGGTTTAATGTCTCGCAATCATGTCCCCGATTCGTTTGATGTCAAGTCAGCGACATTCTAATCCTTGGCATCCTTTACTGATTTTTTCTTATTTACGCCTTCATGTTGTTGTTTTTTTGTTTTGTGCTTTCGCACACGCAGCGCCACACACGCGTTTTTCGTGTTTTTTTTGTTTTTCACGTTTTTCGCGAGTGTCGCACAGCACGTGCCAGCACGGGGTTTTGTTATTACGGCTTTACCCCGCTGCTCTTGGCCTGATTGCTTTGCAAAGGCCCAAGAGGCAGGAGGTAAAAATGAAAAAAGTAAAGTATACCAAGGCTCAGAAGATCGCCTATTTTCATAAACGTATCGCGGACATGACCGCGAGAATTAAAGAGCTCGAGCTTCAAGGAGATGAACCTGATTCCCAGGACTGGAGTGAAAATGTATCCAATCAGGTACTCGAAGCGAAGCTACAAGCCATTCTAACCAAGATGCTCAAGGAGAAGCCGTAAGGCTTCTCCTCTCTTGGTACGTTGTAATTTGTTTTAAGATAAAAAGTAACACGTAGAGCGTTCCAACGCCGACGACCAGATTTGTTACTTTTTGAAGATTAGAGCTTTAAGTAGATTTGAGACGTAGTCGTAGACTTGAGATAAGATTTGTTTGAGTGTTTCAGACATTTGGGACCTCCTAGACCTTTATCGGAATGGAGGCCCCCGAACTTGAGGACTAACGCGCTACGCTTGTTTGCTCACGTCTGGAGTACCAGCCGTCGAGCCCTGTAGAGGTTTATCGATTAGACCGAGTTTGATTGCTTCATCCCGATTTGACGCGTCAGCTACGAAATCGAGTAATTGTTGTGGGTTTTGACCGAAGCGTTTTCTGACATCAGCCGGAAGCGCATTAAAGAGCTCCTGAGCCCCGATCGCCTTGTTGAGGCAGTCTTGGTAGTCACCGTACATAGAAAAGTCGCCGTACACGGCTTTACGTGCGGATAAATGGGCAACCTGGCCCGTAGCACGATACTTTCTCATGATGTTGTTGATGTCGCATTCCTTTTTGAAGCTTTGATCGGTACGCGAAGGTTCTTTATTTAGAGTAATTACTCTTTTTGACCCGTTAGGTCGTATTTCGATTTGTTTCATGGGTTTCCTTTCATAATTATTTCATTGAACAGTTTTTTAGACTCTTTAGTTTTTGGCGCAAGTGATTTTTCCACGTCTTTGATAGCTTTTCCCGTATTAGTCATAATTTCATCCACTTTTTTGTAGATGTTTCCTTTGACTTTTGAACCCGGAAGTTCATTAGCGAGAATTGCAGTTTCAGCAGCCGTTTTAGCGGATTGAGCGTTAGCAGCACCAGCTTGAGCGGTTGCGAGTTTAGTGTCAGCGACCGTCCGCCGTTCGCCTTGATCTAGTTGTTCCGAAGATACCATAGCATCCATCATGCCTTTAGCAGAGTCCGAGAACCCTGCCATAGTATTTTGCATAGTGGAAGTAGCGCCGGCCGGGGTTGAAGCCCCGGCATTCGCAGATAGTATTGGATTTAGACCAGCAGCACGAAGATCGTTTACCTCACGTTGATGAGAAGTATTAGACATGCGTTCTTGGAATTCCATTTGTCGCCACATGTTTTGCTCATTGGATTGATTAGCCGAAGCCTGACCTTGAGCGGACATTGCGCCTTGAATAGCTCCCATAACAGCCGGAATCCACCAATACATTAGAACCTCCCTAGTGTAGACGGTACAGCGTAAGTTACCATTGGTCTCGCGTGTTTATATTGGAACCAAGCATCGAACAGAAGATGAGGCTCGCCAGACACAGCGATAGAACGATCGATAGGAGTATTTTGAACGATAAACGTAGAATTGAGCGCAGGAAGACTTCCGAATTCCTCAGCCATGTGCCATTGATCGAGCGGAGTTGAGTAAGTAGACCGAAATTCACCGTGGATTTCAGACGGTTTATAACGGTATTCAGCGTAACGTTCTTGATAACCGAATACCAGATCGTCATTTGCATCTGCTTGCGCATAGATTTCCTTATTGAGAACAGCTTGTTCCCCGATTAGTTGGAGTTTTGGCCAGAAGAAGTCGTAACGAGTTTGTCGCGACCACATTCTATTTAGTCCTTGTTGATAGGTAAGATCGGCACGAGCGCAGGCCAGGCCGATTACATAACCGTGTTCCACGAAGGATTTAGAGAAGCCGATATTTTGTCCTTGAGTTGATACAGTGCCAAAGGCAGCAAGTTGACCTTGAGCATTTGAGCCAGAAGTTGGGGACGTTTGAGCCACCGGATGAGACGAGATACGAGATTGACCACCACCAAGGTATTCAGCTCGTTGCAGACGGAAGTCTGGAGAGATTACATTGAAGTGAGAGAGTAGGATTTCTACATACCGGGTACCAGCGCGAGCATCCAGTTCCAGTAGGCTTTGGATCGCAAAGGCTTCACGAAGTTGATTGATCGACGCAGCGGTAGCAGTGGAGAGATCGGCCCAGATACCAGCACCAGTAGCACCTTGATTAGTCCAGGCATAGTCACCCATAGAACCGACAGGATTATAAGCACCAGTATCATTTTTACCGGCAGGGTACATAGGCATACCGCCAGCATGATCATAGAAGTGAGAGTGAACATCAGCACGGACACCGAGAGGCATTGTGACGTCTTCGCCTTTTTGAGGCCATGGAAGACAAGAAGTGAAGTAGTCGTGACGTTTGCCACGTTTTAACAGCACATAGTCGCCAGGAGCGTCAGAACCGTTGTCGGTATCGACGACCACAGAGTTTTGTAGATTTTGATCGCGGAACCAGTCGTTGTATATTTTATTGTAACAGCGGAAAGGTAGTGAGTTTACTTCCAGAGCGGCAATACCAGTAGGAATACCGAATTTATCAGCCAGTGAACCGACAGTGAATCCAGTAACCGCAGGAGCAGCCATAATTGGAATTGTGAAGTCAGTAGAGTCGCCAGGGTCATCTTGGGCACCGTTGAAGCGTTCCCAGTTTGTCCATACCAGACGAGAAGGCACGAAGAAGAAGAAGTAGTCGATATACATGTTGTCCATGATAGGGACTTTTTGAGTAGCGAGTCGTCCGAAGCAGTTTGCAGTCAGATTGACAGTATCGCCAGGTAATATTTCGTCCACCATTATTGGAACGAGATAATCGAAGTCAAAGGTATCTTTGACAGTGAAGGAACGATCGAATTGAGACCGTGCCATTTTTACATCAGGGACTTGCGCAAACGAGTGTTGCGAGTGACGGTTGCCTAACATTTTTTCTCCTTTGTTTTATAACTTCAGACCTTCCTGAAGTTTTTTGAATTTAGATTTTGATATGATCTCGCGCATAGCTCGTCGAGTGCGAAAGAGACCTCCAGAGATTCCACGTTTGGAAATAAGATCAGCTTCTTCAGCTCTTTCTTTGGATCCAAGTTTTTCAGCGTGTTCCCTTTTTTTCGTTTTAACATTTGCCAGATATTCAAGATAAGCCTCCGGTTTATTTTTAGCTAACCATTTTTGA